CACTTCTATAAATATTATAGGTATCTGCTGTTGCTACTTCATTCCAAGTTATTTTTATTTTGTCTTCATATAATCCGTTACTTGCTATAACATTAGTTGGAGTAATCGGTGGAGGAATCCATGCTTCATTATTTCTATTATCAACTGCATATTGAATAATATCTTCTGTGATACTTCTTCCATCACATATTACTTTAACATTATCTGTAATAAGTCTTGAACTTGTTCCTGGTATATTTGCATTACCTACATAAAATTGCCCAGTAGTATGTGGTGAACTTGCTATTGATACAGTAGAACTATCAACTTTTACACCATTGACATATATTCTCATTGTTTCAGAAGTTGCACCTATTCCATCTTTATCCCAGCAGAACATAAAATGCACTAAATCTCCAGCGGTCCAAGTTAATCCTGATGATGTTGAGATAAAAACAGCCTGAGTGCCAGAGCCATTTGTTCTAACTATAAAACTCATTTGTGTAGGATTAAATCTACAATAAACAAAAGCCGGTGCATTTCCCGAATATAAAAACATTTCAAAATTTACACCTAGTGAAAGAGAATCACTTCTTGCACCATTGACCATATTAAAATCAGTTTTAATCCAACTTTCAACCAGGCCCTTTTCATAACTGACTGGATTAGATGATATGTTTCTTAAAACAACAGTATTTGAACCAGGATAGAATCCACCATTGAATTTGCAAGTGGGATATGTTTCACCACTTCCGTTCAAAGACAAATTTGCCGAACCTATTTCATCAATTAACCCAGTCGATCCATTGTCTACTTTCCACCAGTGTTGATAATCTGCTTGACCCATTATATTTCCTCTGTGGTTATATTTCCGTTCTTATCAATAGTTTTTTTATACTTCTTGATTAATATTTCTTGCTCTTTACATTCTTCACATATACCTAAATTTATATTTTTTTTAATTTCTGATTCCTGGATTCCATTTGTATATTTTTTTTCATTTCCACAATTACAAGAAACTATATTAATAAATTCATATCTCATCTATTTTTCCTCCAGTGTGATCTGGATTCCAGTTTGTTGGTGATATTGAGTTTCTCTGAACCCAGAATCTTGTTTTGGTTTGAAAAGTGCATTGGTGATTATACATTCCACAAAGTCAATATAATAAGCATAAGTACCATTTGTCAATTCAGAATTTGGATCATATAAACAAAATTCATTTGGTGAATGTTTTAAGATTTTGAAATATTTTTCAAAGGAATAATTTATAACACCATCTATTAATACTCCATAAATATCCGATACTGTAATAGTGTCCGATGTGTTACTAATTATAATATGATAGTTCAAATTATAATATATATAATATCCCTTCCATTGATCTTCCGTCCACTCTGCACCAGAAACAGTTCCAGTTTTAGCGTCTGCGTCAATAATCATTCCAGACCCAGATTCGAATTTAACAGCCAGGTGATATCCTTTATATCTATTTTCAGCCAGGTTAAGTAACGAATCATTTAATTTTGAGCCAGAAATAATTCCAGATGATCCAGTCAATTCTTTTTCCTCTGGCCTTAAATGAAAATAGACTTTTACATTTTCATCTGATTTTTCGTTTTCTCTCGTTTTACTTAATTGACTTAAATATCTCATAGTGAATAATTGTTTTTCAGTCTGTAAATCGTCATCATTCCATTGTAGATTGAAGATCATTTTATGAGATCTCCCAAAAGTAGAAAGTGATCCGAGGGCGTTATCAAATTTCGTTTGACCTTTTAATTTCAAACTTCGTTCCACCATAAAAGGGTTATAGTCTAATTGATAAGATTTGATCTGTTCAGATAGCAATTCACGATCAACAATATAGGCTCCAATATCAGCACCACCGATCCCTCTATTTATTAATGATGATTCGTATTTGAATCCCCCTTCTACTGATCTCAAATTAAAATCTTCTGAATCTTGTTCTATATTAATAAAAAGAGGATCAATGATAATATTTGTTTCATCATCAAAATTAACATTTAAAATAGGATCCGTATGGCAATTATAAGTACCTACAACAATTACGGCTGAATAAATTCCATACTCAAAATTATTATCGAATATATTATTTACTATTGTTGTACCAGCCGTATTCTCATCAAATCTGATCCCTTCTGAATTTGAAAAGAATACATTTGATTGAATTATCGTTGATAAATAATTAGAATATAATCCAATTTGAGAATTACGATATATCAAGTTATTTTTTAATGTATTACCACCATAAAATAAAGATATACCACTACCATTTTTATAAACTTTTGTATTTAAAATTTGAGCGTCCGTATCTGTATCTGAATCATAAAGAAATATTCCCGAGGAAGTACAGTTTATAACATCATTATATTTGCTTATAAACCCAGTATAATTGGTATCGGTTGAATCAATGATTCCATAATTAAAAAAATCATTTCCGTCAATAATGAACCCATTTATAGTTATATTATTGGCTGTTATAGTTATGAGGTCTAAATTAGTTCCTATATCTTTACTATTAGAATCTTTTCTAATTACTGGGCTTATTGGTGATATCCCCAGTTTATAAGGTGTAAAAACTTGACTTAATAAGGGATCAGATTTGACATTTCCAGTCCCTTCTGTGAACCCGTTATTAGTTATAAAGCAAGAATAAGTAATAGTCTGGGCTGTTGAAGTATCTACAAGATCGTAAGAAGTAGAGTTATATATTATATTATTTCTTATAGTATTTCCAGTAGGAAGTGATCCATAATCAATTCCTACATTACATTTGTAAATTGTATTATTTTCTATTGTCGCATTATTTCCCCCTACTTGTTCAATTCCATATAATGAACAGTCATGAATAATATTATTTTTTATACTTATTCCAGAAGTAGTTGAAGTGAACGCTATAAATAAACCGTTTGCACAATCCCCTACTATATTATTTTCAATACTTGCTCCATTAGATCCCGTATTGCATAAAAGCCCAGTATAAATATTTCTAATCTTATTCCTTTTTATATCTCCACTAACAGAAGATGAATCATATTTAATACCTATCGTAGCATTAGTAATTGAATTATCCAAAATATTACTACTACCAGCCTGGTAACATAAGATCGCTTCTGGAGTAGAAAATCTCAAATCTAATCCTATAATAGTGGATCCATTTCCTCCAGTTATAATATGAATTTGATATCCACCCGTAAAAATAGGAACCTCTCCATAGATAGGTTCTAAAGTTATGACATTAGTTACACTTAATCCTTCGGCATAACCTAAAGAATCTATTATATTTATATTAGTTCTCCCGTTCAAATTATCATGAGCATATTGTAAACTGAAATATGGTTTCTGGTAAGTCCCGTCACCCGTTGAATCACTACCAGATTTACCAACATAAATAGTATCAATATTATTACCATCATTTTCAACCTCTCTTGATATCCTGGCACCACAACCTGGTGCTTTAATAGTCGGCGTCTGGCCGAGTGAAGATTGAATATTTGTATTATTATCATTAATGGTTATTATTTCCTCGTAGATTTCAGAATCCAGTACCTCTACATTTATAAAAGTCGGAGTTACTGTATCTATGGCGTCTTGAATTTTGAAATATGGTAGCCTTTCCACTCCAGTCGGAGTATGACGGGCTCCACCATGCTTATAATTTTGATCATAATATGTACTACCAGAATAAGACAAGTATAATTTTATTTGTTGATCATCAATAATACTTTCACCAGGTGCAATAAAAGAATAACCACTGGCGTCAACATCTGTATCTATATTAATAGAAGTAGACAAAGTGCCAGAACCATATCCATCTATTTGAAGATAAACAGTTTTAGGATCATCTAAAACAATAGTAGGGATTGAATATATAACTCTAAACTCATTACTATTATATGCTATATTAATTCTGTTACTCGAATCTGTTTTGAGATTTGAATATTTGACTATATCTGTATTGTCTGTATCAAGAACAGATATTACAAAAGATCCAGTAGTATTTGTGGCATATTTCAAGTTCCTATTTGTAAGATCATTATATGATATATGAACTTTGTCGGCCGAATCAATATTTATAGAGGAATATCTTCCAACATCATTAGTACTATCAATGGTACTAACAACCCAGGAACCCGTTTTATTTGTAGCATATAAAAGATCTTGAACTGGTGTAGGTAGAGTAACACCATTATAAAAAGATATATAAGCATAATTGTTTGAATCAGTATCTATTGACACCCCTTCTGTAACTAACCCAGATGTATAGACATCTGTATTAACCCAGGAACCAGTAGTATTTGTAGCATATTCTAAGTTATCCGAATTATCAGAAAAAGCAATATGAACTTTGTCAGCCGAATCAACAGCAATAGAAGTACCGACACTTGAATCACAATTACCGATTTCTGTTTTAGTAAAACTTCCACCCGTATTTTCTGCATACCTTATTTTAAAATTATCTGAATCTTTATATACTATATGAGCATAATCATTAGAATCTAAATCTATATCGGATTCTGTATTGACCGTTGAATCATCAACTGTAACAGAAGTCCAGGTTCCAGAAGTATTTTCTAAATATATAACTTCGTCGGATTCGTTGATCAACACTATATGGATCTTATCATTAGAATCTACTTTTATTCTACTATAATTTATTGCTGTTGAAGATAAGACCAGTTCTTTATTCCATATATTATTTATATTATTTAGATAATATAAACCATCTAAAACATCATCATAATATATTACATGAACATTTCCATTTGAATCAAGATCTATTGAATTTGTATTGTCATCTGTATCTGTGTTGAGTTTTTCTTTTACAATATTAAAAGCCAACCCGTCCAGTCTTCCACCTATGACTTCCTCATCAATGGTTTTTATTAAAAAGTTTAAATTAGTTCCTGGATCATCTATATCTGTAACAGATTTTATTTGATAAGGTGTCCCGAATTTTTTTACATATTTACAATTTGAATCAGTAGTAGTGACAACTGTTCTAATTGTTTCGTCAATAGTTGCACCTATCTCGTTAACTTTTTCAATAGTATATTCTTTTTTAAAATCATAATGAAATAATAATTTTTCATCAGCCATTTTTATCTCCTAAAGATCCTTGAATTTACATTGTCTGATAGATCCGATAATTGATCTATGAAGTCATTGGCGTCGGGAGTATCAATAGATAGGTTTTCAATAACAACAGAATTTCCTTCATTGTTTGTTATCTCATCACCACCTATTCCGTTAGCATAGTGAGGTAGAGTAGCGAAAGAACTCATATTACTTATTCTATGATTAGGAATAACTTGTGATCCCTTTGGTAAATTAACCAGTTCTGGACCCTTCTCCCCCACTACGGCCAGACCACCAGGAGCAGAATCTGTTCCTTTTGCAAAGCCAGGAAATAAGCCAACACCACCGAGGGCCATCTGGATCCCTTTAACTATTAACATTTTTACTATCAGTTTAGAAAGAGCCAGTAACATATCTGAAACAAAATCAACAAAACTTTTACGCCATGTTTCACCAGAAAAGATCATTTCTGTTATACCATCGGCATAGGCCGAAGTCACGTTTCCTATGGCTGTTCCCATTGCTGTTTGATATTGCTGTGCGAACTCTTTCCGTTGAGCCGTAGCCCTTTCTTCTTCGGCCAGTTGATTATTTATATGTTCCCTTTGATCTTTTTCCAGTAGAGTGTAATCTGTTTTATATTTAGCCCTGGCTAACTTATTTAACTCATCTATTTTACCTCTTTTTGATTTTTCCATTTCTATTAAATTGAGATCATGTTGAAACTGTAATAGTTCCATATTATTGTTATATTCTTCTCTTGTTATTAAATTGGCTTTTAATAAATCTTTTAATGCTTGTTGAGATTGTTCATAAGATTCTTTTTCATTTAATAGATCCAGGGATCTCTCATCATTGATAAAAGTATAGTATTCACTCCATAAGTTTTTATTATTTTCTATTATTTTATTAATTTCTTCTGTACTTGCTTTTTGTTTTTCAGCCAACTCTACTGCTCTTTTTGTTGCTTTTTCTCGTTCTTTAGTAAGTTTTATTTGTAAGTCGATCTGCTTATTCATATCTTCTCCAAGATCGACATTTAGTTTTCTACCTTCCTCTAAAATTCCTCTATTTCTTTGAATTGCTGAATCATTTTCTTTTATACTTTTTGTATAATCAGTGATCTGGGCTTTAACATCATTTAATCTGTCGGCTGTTGATTTCACCCCAGAAGTATATTGTGTATTAATGGCGTTACTTTTTGCTTGTTCGGGTCCCAGTCTAATATATTCTTCTGTTAACTTATTTAATGCAGGTGCTAGTTTTTTTACTTTTTCTTCTAAATTTTTATTGGCCTTATTGAGATCGTTTATATTACTTATGGCATTTGTAACTTCTGTTTTGACTAATAATTCGGCATATTTTTCGTTTGCTCTGGCTGAATTTTCGGCTTGTTCTGAATTTATTATGTAAGCACCAGTCAATTTGTCAACACCAGTAACAGCGTCTGGTAATAGTTTCGATATCTTATCAGCGACTACTCGAAACCTTTCATTTTCTTCTTTTGTTCTTTTAGTTTTCCCTTCCAGATCTTTATATTCAGCAACTAGACTAGAAGTATTCCTGGCTTGTTTTAACTGGCTTTTTCCTAAATCAAAGTTCTTTTTCGTCAATTCAGTTTCAGTCATTGTCAAACTAATTATACCATCTATTAATGGTGAGATCCCCTTAAAAACGAATGCACCAACCCTTTCAACTAAATCACCGATAATATTACCGAATCTCGTCCAGGCACCCAGACCATCAGCGACGGCTTTTGCTGACCCTCCGAATTGACTTTCAAGTTCTTCTAAAATTATTTTCTGTGCGTCGGCTACCTGGTTTGTTTTAGCCATCGTTCTAATAGTATTTTCTTGTTCAGCACTAAAAGTTATACCAACACGCCTTAAAGCCGTCAGCCCTTCAATAGGATCATTTAATGCTTTACCAAGTTGGACGGCTGTGGTTTTCATATCTTGACCCATAGCCGTAGCAACATCTAACATAGATTCCGTAGCCCTCGGAAAAACATCTTCCCCGATTTTCTTAAATGTCAACAATATATTTTGACCTTCTATTATTGCTTCATCTCCGAAAGTTGTTACGGCTTGTAAAGAACTGGCCATGTTCTTTATTTCCTCGGCTGTCAATCCAGCCACGCCACCAGTTGATTTTATAACAGCGTTAAGTTGCTGTTCGGCTTTTTCTTGTCTTCTCGTAGCGTCAAACATTTTTTTAAGACCGAACGCCACTGTTCCTATACTGGCTGTAAGCCCTAACCAGTTCTTTTTCATTTTCTTTAAAAAGCCTTCTCGTTTTTTTGCCGATTTCTTAACAGCATTATCATTCTTTTTTAGTTTTTTATTAAATTTATCCATCGACTTTAAGACTTGTTTATTATTAAGTGACATTTCGATTACTAACTCTTCAACAGTTTTTGCCATTATTTTTTTCCTTTGAATTTTTTGGCTTTTTCAATATCTTTTATTTCTTTATTATAATAATTAATTAACATATAAGCGTAGTTAATAGGCATTTTTAATACCTCGGTTCTGGTTTTGTTGAACTCCCTTTCAAAGAAGTAGAAAAGAGACCCGATATCGCTGTTGGATCCAGTTCCTCGATTGTGTGTAGGAACTTTTTTTTTACGGTTTCTATACACTTATGAATAACTATAAATAATAATGATAATTGAATTGGGTTGACTTCTTTCATAGTGTCTTTAATATTAAAGCCTTGTGCTATAAAATATTTTTTTATTATTTTTAAAAAGTCTTTTTTTGCTTTTTTAATTTGCCATAACTTGTGCATTTTACTAACAAGTTCTTTTTTGAACTTGAAATTTTTAAATTCTTGATATTCTACAAAAGTCACTCCAGAAAAGTGGATCATATATTTAGCAATAAATTTCGTATATCTGGATTCAAATTGAAAATATTTATCTACCGACGGGATTTCAAATAGAAAAGATTTTTCATCTGTTAACGGAACGTGAATAGGGTGTGATTTGATCACACCCCACTCAGGTAGAGCCATATCAAAATAGTCAATTTTGATTCCACTCATACTATTTTTCGATCCTCACATTATATTTGTCACCTATGGTATCATCTCTTAACCCATCGGAGTTAACTGTGACTATGGCCGGTATATTTTCATAGTCATCTCCACCACCCAGACTACGAGCACCGTTAGGCTTGAACTGTGACCAGAATAATCTCAATTCTTGAACTTTATTATTAACATTTTTATTTCTTAAAATAAGATAATAAAAAGGCCTACTTGTAGGATTGGACGCCTTGTTCAAAACCTCGTGAGTTGTTGAACTGTCACTGTCATCAAGATTATAAACAACTTTTTGAGTATCTTTTCCTACTGATCTTACAATAGTTTCAAGAGTAACAGTATTCTCCAGAAGATCTTCTCGAACCATTTTTCTGGGTACATCGACTTTGAAAGACTTGTTTTCGTCCTCATCATTAAAACTTGATTCATCAGTATAGCCCAGAAATTTTTCGGCACCCCATAATTTGAAATTATAAGTACTAGTATCAGTATAATTTGCTGATTTATCATTTCCATTAAGATCACTTTCCAGGTCGACTGTGAATGAAGTTGCCGTATTGTCTGTTATGACAAACTCGGACGCATGACCATTATCATCTTCAATTACAACTAATTGACCAATTAAAGCGTCAATAGTCCAGACTGGTGAAGTTGGTGGAGTGAAAACCGACGCTGTTGGCACCGTTAGATCAAGAACAGCCGAATCGTCATCTGGTGTTTCATTAACCATTATATAGGCGTCTGTTGACTTTGAAACGATATCTTCGGCTAATTTTGGATCTTGTTTATTTTCATAAAACATAGATTCCTCCTTAATTAAATTAGATTATTTATTCTATAATTAATATCAAAGTCAATTTCAGTCACCAGAACTACCCCGTTTTGAAAACTATTACTACCCACAAAACGCACATTGTCAAGAGTAGTCCCGACTTCTATTGATATCATTTTCTTAATTATAGTTTCAACCATTGCACTTATATATCTCAAATCATCACCCACATTGTTCATAGATATATTTTTCGAGATAAAAATTTTCATGGCTGATTTTACATTTATAATAGAACCTTGAAAGCCATCTTTATTATCTGGATCTGAATAATCTCCAGAAACTGGCACCATTTCAGAAATAATAAAAGATTTATCTGTCAATGAATCTGGTACATTGTCAAGATCAAAATAAACCTTACTTTCTCGCAGACCAGTTTTTTTTAGAATTATCCTTATTGAATCATAAATATCTTTTATCATCTTACAGCCTTCGTTTGTGTTACTTGTTGACTTTTTTCATCATCTTCGATTTTTCCATCTTCGTTTTTATCATAATCGAATGTAATATTTTGAAATTTATTATCATAATTATTTTCGAATTTGTTAGCCCGTTCAAACCATATATCAACTGGATCTTTTGACAAATTAAAACATATTAAATATAAAGTTTTTATTAAAACAAGTTCTCTGATCTGCTCGTTTGAAATAACCAGGTTAGATCTGATCCCTTTTAACCGAAGATCATCAAGAACCATATCGAACGCTTCACTCGATTCTTTATCGAATGATTTTGTTACCTTGAATCGAGAAGTTGAATCAATATCTATTGGATAGGCCGTATCTAAAGTCATTGTTTTAGTGTCTTCCTGGTAATCTATACACCGACGAATTGCACCTTCGTTTGTTCCGTCCGTTATCTCTACTATTGAATTATCCCAGTAGCCCGTTTCTTCTGTGAATGAATCATAGACAATAGTTGTAGTTGATCCACTACTGGCCAGACCTATAACAGAATAGTATAAATCTTTCAAATAAGGTGCTCTGTTGATTATATCTATATCCTTAATAGGATTAGTCAAAATCTGTAAAACAACCTCGTACAGTTGCTGTTCGTAAAGAGTTTCACCATTATATACAAACTCCCATACGGCTTTATAGTTTTCACCAAGATCGGCCGATTTTTCGGGAGTAACTGTGAAACTCATCGTTCCACTTAAAGGATCTATACTGGTAACAGCAACTTGCTCTTGAATTACTGATCCGAGATTATTATATAAAGTTATTTTTGCAGAACTGGGTACTCGTTGAATCCCATTAATATAGTATTTTAATATAAGAGATCCACCTATATCTTTTAATATCTGTTGTTTCATTATCTTATTCCTTCCTTTTATCTTTGAGTAGTGAACTCGTACCTCTCATAGCAAGTATCAAAATACATTAAAATTTGATTTGTGTCTACACCAGTATTTGCATATAACTGGATCTGGTGTCCTATATAGACATCATCTGGTATATTAGTTGTATGTGTGCCTTCTAGTGTGTCATTAATATAAAAGTTTACTTCTGTTGCTCCAGAATTAACTTCTATTCTAAAAACATATTTTGTACTTGCACTTGCAGAAAGTCCAGTATCTGTATTTGTCATTACTCCATTTTTAACAGTCGCACATTGCCAGTTTGTATAAGAATTACTTGTCCAAAAATATACACCATCATCAATATTACCAGGATCAGGAGTACCACCACCGACTTGAACGCCGATATTATTTACAACTTCATTCATTCCTACAAATATAGTAAACTCATCAGTAGCCGTCACTGGCATAACTGATGGAGTTTTTAATATATATTCGGTTAAATAAAAACCTTGTCCAAGTTTTATTTCTCCATCATTAGTTGTTTCCCTTGTAACCACTGCATAATTACTAGCACCCCTTCCCGTTTTTAAATCTAACTCTACACAGCCAAACAATCCGTCAACTTCTACATTAAGAACGACATTTGCATTTGAACTTGAATTTAATCGCCATGTAGTGTCTTCTGCAATAAATTCATATAGGTTTTCCATTACATTTCTATAATTACCTAAAGCCGTTATTCCTTTTGTGGCCTTATCAATAGTAAACTTATCATCACCAGCGTCATAGGTTAAGGCCACTCCAGAAGTTTTTTTATTTATTTTAAAATCTACATCATTGTTCAAATTATTAAAAATCGTTTCTATGGCTGTCCATCTTTGTCTATTTGCATTATGACTTAATTCACTATATGTATCTTCGGTACCAAACCATCTGGTAGCGTCTCCTAAATTCCATAACCAAAGACCAGCCGTTTGTGGGAATCTAAACTCAAAATAACTGGCTGAACTATTCCATACTATATAAGCGTCAAGGTCTGTACCAAAAAAGGCCTTAACATCATCTAAATAATTCCCACCACTTACTCCAGACGGTAAACTTCCTATATTTATTTTTTTCTTATTATTAGAATCGGCTACGTCTTCAATCAATAATAAATCGGAAGTAGTTGGAGTACCTTTTGAAGTTATAGCACTTATTTCACTTGCTACATTATCATGAATAGCATCTGAATCAGTTCCTATTGTGGATTTCTCTGCGTCTGTTACATAATTTTTATCAGTGACTTCTGATATATCTCCAGTATTTAAAACTACCACCCCTACTTTAGAATTGACACTAAGAACAGCGTCACTTCCAGGTGATTTTTGCCAGATTGATCCATTATATGTAACCCAGTCACCAATAGCCCAAGTTTGAGATCCAGAGCCGAGATCTTGTGTACCTGGAGCACTTGCTCTATAAGTATCGCCATTTGTTCCCGTTCCGTCTACTAAAGTAGGAGTATTTGTACTGGCGTCCCAATTTCCCTTGAACTCCATTACAGTACTTGGTAATTGACTTGATGGGATTTTTGAACCAGCGTCTAAAGTAGCCACTCCGTTAGGTGCACCCTTCTCTGATTGTTCTATTATTAAAATATTATCTAAAGTATCAAGGGCTTTTTGAACATCATCATCTGCAGAACTTAAATTGTTATCAAAATTAGTAATATCAGTTATTACATTGCTCGCCAATATATTAGAACTTTGCCCACCAGATCCACCAACTCCGATTATTGTTCCTCTAAGATCTTTTTCTTGTTGCAAAGTCCAGGTACCACCACCAGCCGACTGGTGTCTTAAAACTATATGGGAAATTAGAAAACCTACACCTATAAATTCAGACGGGATATCAAAGTTAGCGTCAATTAAGGCTTCTTCTGTACTGTTCCAGGAAGATTCTGGCAAGTTGCACATTAAATGACAATCTTTAGTTTTTTCGCTTACTACTCCCCAGATTACAAAACTAAAATATTTTCCAGACATAGAGTTTCCATTGGCGTCTGTAAGTTCAGTAGCAAGATCCGTTGTTTGTTTATATGGTGTAGTAAAATCATTCACTATATGGATAGGTTCTGTTGGCATTGAAAAAGAAGGAAAGTCGTGATCATGTAACTGGAGAATGATACCAGTATCATTTGAAAAATAAACAGTTGAGGGCCCAGACCCCGTTACAGAAGTAGATCCAAGAGCACCACTTTTCCAGGTAGCATGCTTACTTCTTATCCAAAAATTAATATCAGACAAGTGTCCTTGTCCATTAGATTGTGCTATGTGATCCGTCCAGACATGAACTTTTAAGGCACCATCGGTTTGAGTTATTAAAGCACTTCTTAAATAAACCGTCGCTATTGGAGCATGTTCAGTTGAGGGCCACCCACTGGTATTTGACTTCAATGTTTTGTCGCTTTGATCTAAAAAAACATAATTAATTTGAGGATCGGTGTCTGTTCCTGGTGTCAAAGTAACAGACACTGGTGTAGATCCTAAAACATAAAATCCATCGGAAAAAAAGAAAGTAATATTTCCACCACCCAGTTGTTCTATTTCAAGCGTGACTGTTCCACCAGAACTCAATACATCAACATCAACAGTTTCTAAAGTTGCACCATTAAAAAAATTAAAAACTGTTTCTTTATTTGTTCCTATTGTCACATGAGTTAAAATTTTCCCAGTTGTTGCATTTGAAACAATAACCGTCCCCATTATAATTGAATAGTTAGGCGTCAATGGTTCAGTTGTAACCAGTTCACCTTCGGCTGTCGCTGATAAATATAAAACATCACCTTCATTCCAGGAAGAAGTATCTACATCTCGAATAAGACCTACATTTGTGACTATTCCTTCCTCCCCGATTCCAATATCATGAGTAGTCAATCCAAGAGTACGAATAGATGTATTTTTCAGATCTGCTTTGGCCAGTGATATAGTTGGTAGACTTCCTGATGAACCGTCAACATAAACTGGTGTCCCATTAGGAATTATACTACCATTATTATTCAGTACTCTAATCCAGGTTTCTTCCCCTATATTTAAGGCAACATCTATGATATCATTATAAGCGACGAATGTATGATTAATTACATCATAAAATAAGCACCCTTCCGAATGAGTTGGTGCAGAAGATAAAAGATCATAATTAACCGTATTGAATATTGGATTATTTAGATCAAGGTTTCTATCGGCCATCGTTATAGTTCTAATATTTCCAGTGGTTATTAATCCTCCAGAAAATTTGATTCTTTTTGTATTATCACTATTATTATATAATTCAAAATTGGCGTCATTATGTTGCTCAGGGAACGCTGACATGTGAACCCAACTGGCCGAACCTATATCCCATTTGTACAAGCCACTGGGCTTTCTGTTTATAAGCCATACGCCACTTCCGTTACGAACTAAATAGATATCATTAACATCATCTGGTGTGCCTGGTAGATCAGCGTAGGTGTCTACTATTTCTTTTATAACAAAAGTGAGATCTTGTTCTACAATATTACCAGAACTGTCCACTTTGAATGTACCAAGTTTCCTATAAAGATCATAGTCTTCTATATTACTGGCATGAGGAAAACCAGGTGCTATATTAGAGAGACTAAATACAAACCCTTCTGGAAGATCATTCAAATATTTTTTTGATTTTATTATATATAAATAATAAATAGTATCATTAGTCACAGATCCAGTATCTAAACCATTTAACCCATTTGTTGATATATCAACTATAATATCTTCTTGTGTCAGCATATAGTTTTGTTTTAGGGAATCCATACAGCCGACTGGTTGAACTTTTATAGTTTTTGATCCAGTTACTGAAATCTTGCCACCAGATATTATAACACGATCTGGAAAATTACGAAAAGCTTTTGCCATTATTTAGATCCTTTTAAATTAAGAATAGATTTCTTTAATTTTGACGCCCTATCTTGATCACCGAATTTAACGGCTTTGACTAATTGATCAGTCAAGGTTTTAATCGCCTTTTTATTTCCTTGTTTCTTTACAGTTTTATTAACTTCATTAGTTACTTTTTCCTCTTTTTTATTATCCTCTATTTTAAGTTCTTCTTTTAGATCTTTTTCACTATCCATTTCGTCCTTCCTTTTTTAATTTTTTCTGTTGATCTTTAATTGCTTTTAACATAACTTTCCTTTCCATTTTAGGATCTAAAGATAAGCCCAGTCCTTTGGCCAGTGTTACAAGTTCATATTTATTCATTTTTGACGGGGATTTTTTTGGTTGATCATTATTGAATGATCCAGGATTTCCTTTTATTTGTTTCTTTTCACCTTTGGATCTTTTTAAATTATTTCCTATAAACATTGACATTAAATTCGTCCTCCGAATTAGTGGGGATCCGAAGACCCCCACCTTTTTATTTTACTGTTACGCTATTCTTGTTAACAAACGAACGGCTGGGATTTCTTTGATATTCCATACAGTGGTATAGTTACCAGTAGTAGCCAGGCTTGTTTCATCATAGTCTGGTGCGTCGGTATAATTAGTACCATGAAGTGACAATAGATAATCGAAGTCTGGTGAAATATAATGCTGTTTAGTTGTGATATCATAATCAAAATCAACATTTAATGAACCTTGATTATACATACCCATAGCACGATCACCCAGTAAATAAGAAACATATTCATCTGGTGAACCAGAAATAATAGGCATTTTGTCTGTTTGCCAGATAATAAGTCCACCAATAGTCGCAACTAACATCTGGCTATTGGTGATTACTTGCATTTTATCCGTAGGTTTAGACAAAGGTAAAATATTATTTATCGGCTGATAAACAATTTCTCCAGCCTTATCAAGTACCTGGAAAGTCTTACTATGCATCACGATCCATTTTAATTTACTTGCCTTGTCACCGAGAACATATTTAGCACTATTAACTTCATCTGTGTCCATTACAGCGTCATTATCAACTCTTGATCCAGAAGGAATTGCTCCCTCCAGAATATTGATCTGTGTAGTCATTACAGTATCAGTAATTAGTTCTACCAACTGTGTACCGAAGTAATCAGTCGGATCCTTTTTGGCTGCTTTTTTGACAATTTTGTCAACACCATATAGACCAGCCTTTCTTACAACTACATGACCATACTTTCCTTGTGTGAGTTTCTGGGCTGTCAATGGAGTATCTGGATCATAAGTTTCCAGATCGCCTAACTTGTTTCCGTAAATTACTTCCCAGTATGTACCAGGATCACCTTCTGAAAACTCGTCACCCATATAAACACCAGGCATATTACCGATATTATCGGTTACTCCACGAATTACTATGTCCGAAAGAATTTCGGGATCAATTACATCTGTTATTCTTGTAGCCAATTTTAACTACCTCCAATTATTGATTTTTGAGATAGTCACCCCTTAATTTTTTGAAGATATCTGGTTGATCAGCCTTGATCTTTTTTAATCGACCTGGATCTTTTAGAAGATCTTCATATTTTTCATCGGGTGCTATCATAATCGGCTTACCATCGTCCACTTTATGTTGAGGTTGACCTGGTTTCTCTGTACCGAATAAATACGGTTTGTCATTTTTGAGATCTCCGATAATAGTATCGATACCATTGATTTTTCCAGTATCTTCGTTAAATGGAAGATCATCAAAATCAATAAACCTCAATATGTCATCGACATCTTTTGCATTTTGTTTTGCCGATTCCAAAGATACCTCGTTACGAATAATTGACTTCTTAAATTTCGTTTTAAGATCAGCGATTTCCTTATCTTTATGTTCAACCAGTTCTTTATACTGATTGTTTTCCTTCATTTGATTTTCTTCTGCGATCTTCTTTTCATCATTCGCTTTGTCAACAAGAGCCTGGTGCTCTTTTTCCAACTTGTGCATTTTGGCCTTGACAGTTAAAAAGTCTTCCTTATACTTTTCGTGTACATCTTTAGGAACATAATACTCACCATCTATTTTTACATCAGTATCATAGATGTGTGGCTTTTTAGAATCTTTTTCTGGCTCCTTGCCACTGTCTGTACCATTACCATTTTTTTCTTCTTCTTCTGTTGGTTTGTTTTCGGGATCCTTTCCCATAGTTTCTTCTCCTTGCTACCCCGTAGCGAAACAAAAAAGTTTTGTGGGTGTTACTTTATTAATTCACCTTTGGAAACTTGGTGTCTTAATTCAACTTCAAATAATAAATTCAATCTTTTATTTCTATTCCTGGTAAATAGGAACTTTAATCTCTGTATAAAACTCATATTAGAAATTAATTCAGTTACATATCTTCTGATAATTTGTTTTTGTTTACTCTTACTCAATTTAACCATTGATTACTTCCTCTAATATTTTAAAAGGGTAGCATTTTAAATTACTATTTTTGTTACAGTTATAAATAGTCATATCATACCCTTCATGTTGATCTCTGGCCTTATCAAGATTTTTTGATACCCAACCTGGGGAAGTTTCTTTATATATATGGCCAGGATAAAAGTCGAATCCGAGAAGATAAATCTCCCCGACATAATCTTTTAATAACTCAAAAATAAATACACTTGTTAAACTTCCTTTTAATTTACTGGGATCAAATTTATAATCAAGTGAATTAATAAATTTTCTATATTCGGGATCTTCTTTATACATATTTTTATTTATTGCTCGATTACTCATTAACTGATGATTAAATCCATGATATCCTTGTTCATATAAAAATTGAGTGAAACTTTCATCAACCCACGCCAGAATATTTGGTAAAAACAGACTGGCTGAATGACTGATCCCTATTGTCAATTCATTATTTAATAAAGATAAGTTGGCTCCCATTAAACTTGTACCAGTGCCTAAAATAAACAGTCGATCATATTTATTAATCAGAAATTTAAGTTCACTTGTATTGTCTTTTAAATAATTCGTTTCATCTTTATTTTCGGGCCTTCTAAACATTACGTCCTCTTGGCTTTTAGGATTTCTTTTCTAAATGGATTTTTTTTATTATTAAGTTGTCTTAATTTAGAGTTGACATAATTACTTGTATTTTTAATCTTGCCTTGCTTTTTTAATTTCCTGGCTTTCTGCAGAATTTCACCCCGTACCCTTTTTATAGGTTTCAATAATTGTTCTTTTGATTCTGATATACTATTCGGGATTAATTGACATTGGCACCTGGCCTTACAGACACTCCACCCCGTTCCAGGTAAGCCCATTTCCACCCACTCATTATGTGGCCTGGTTACTGAATGACGGGGGAAACAGTCCTCACAAGTATTGACTAAAACAGAGACCCAGGTTTCGTCTTCACTATATCCTTGTTCTTTCCACTCTGTTAATTTGATATCATTATCGACATTTTGTAGCATTTCAACACTGGCACCGAACATTTGTCTTTTTAAAGATCCGAATAATTGGCCATTATTATCAAAATCATCTAAAAGAACATTAATGATATCTTGATCTGTTGATCCACGCTTTCGTAAATTGGCCACTAATAGAGAAGATTTATTTTTGAATGTATCAATATTAGACTGTAAATTTTCCTCAAAGATCCCCATTTCCCGAGCAATACTTTTCCGATCAGAAACAGAAACTCCGAGTTGACCCAGTTCTTCTAAAAAGGATATTTCGGCCATTATCTCAACCCTCTTTTTATAAAGTCACGCCATCGTTTCATGATCTGGATTCTGGCGTCTGGACCGATTTTGAAAAATATATATCCAAGTTTACCTTGTAATCTTTTACCTATTTTTTTCCTCACTGGTGCCAGGAACATCTTCATTTGTTTTTTATTAGTCTTGACTATATAAGTTGACGGGGATATCAATAATCGTTCACGCCATATAAGAGAAGATCGTTCAGCATTTGGAACACCCTCACGCCTTTTTTGATCTATTGTCGATTTGGCGTTTTTCTTTAATCTTGATCGACCATCTGGTTCTACCTGGTGTCTTATATTGGAAATAATATCTCTGGTTATAATTGTGCCAGCCGACTTTAAAAAAGCCCGATAGTCACCCCGTAAAATAACTTTCAGCCGTTCTTTTAGATCTGGTTTTTTAGTCACTCTTAATTGCATTTGTTACGAACCTTTTTGATTCCTTGATAGTCTTACTTAAATATTTATTGACTACTGTTCTTATTATCAAATTTTTTAATTCTTCGGCCGTTTTGTCAACATCTACAATAAGTTCTTTTATATTTAGATTCTCGAAAATCTTATCAATTTCATCTTTTACATCATCTTCAATAGTTTCTTGATTGTCAAGATGATCATTGATTACTGTACCTATATCAGCGATGATTCTCCCCCAGAATTAGAAGTCGATCCACCTTTTAAATCAAGAACACCGTCGATCAGATCTTGAATACCAATAGACGTTTCAGCCTTGACTTGATCATTGACTTCAACATTGGCCAATAAAACCTCTTTTGCTTTTTCCAGATCTTGAATATCTGGATTGACTTCCATAAGATACTGTAAAATATTTTTTGATCCCATCGCTATATCAAAGATCCATTGTTTTCTTATTTCTTCTGGTACTTCTGGGTATTGAAGTTCTTTGAAGTCGATCATAAATTCAGCGTCTTCATTTATTTTTTGATCGAATTGTTTATTATTTATAATACGAGTTTTTTCAAATAGTTCTTTTTCACTAACTCTATAATGTTTTACTTGCTCTTTGATTACTTTTTCCAGGCCTAAATTCTTGATCCTCAAAGCCACTCCAGACTGGGCTGAAAGTGTCAATTTAAAATTTTCCATTGATAGCCCATTGGCGTTTGCTATAACTCCGATTTTTTCAACTATAATATTCCAGAATAAATTAAAAGCCGTTTCATAATCAACGGTTTTAATATCCCCGTCCGAATCTGGAATTACGATAGGATAGGACGGATCTAAAATATATTTCATAGGAACATTTTTTGTTTCGATTCCTATTACGGCCAGTTGTTTAAAACTATTCATCTTCAATAAATAATTCAAATAAGTAGATAAAACTCCGATTTGAATAGCAGATGAAACAAGATCTGATCCACTAGTTTCATCAAAAACTGTATATGGATTATAGTTTTTATGAAATATTACGAATGGTAGTATTGTTTTTTCTTTATCATTTGGATCTATATAAGGGTTACCAAAATCTTCGATTAATTTATCATTTTCATCATAGGTTCTATGATTACCATTAGTGTCCCAGTAAACCTTTTCTATTTTGATATCATCAAAGGTGTCTGTCCAGGTACGAGTGAACATAATGGCTTCAATTTTTCTGGGATCTTTTTCATCTTGCCTTATATGTACTTGATCTGGAGTTATGATATCATATTCAATGTGCCCGTTCCTGGGAACTATATAGATGATCGATTCGTTTAAGAGGTTAGTATATCTATTAGTTAACTCCATAACAAGATCAGTGGGGATATTTGACAATAGATCCTTATAAACTTGATCTTCCTCTTGTGTCCCATCTGTTTTTTGGATTAAAGCCTTCCTGGTAGCGTCTTCATGATAAACAACTGAAATTTCGTTGATCACCCGTTTTAACACATTTAAAGAATCGTCAACCATTTGTTTAATGGCGTCCCTGGTTTCTTCTGTAAACTGGTTATTTACTTCTGTTTCAATTATTTGTTTATAATTATCATGATATATATTAAGGCGTTTTTCTATATCCTGGTTACGCTGACTTGTAGTATCAATCTTGAATTGTTTCAATGACTGAAGAACTAAATCATTTGAACTCATTTAATCTCTTTCGATCACCTGGATCTTGTTTGAATTTGATTACGAACCTATCTAATCATAACTATATATAATAAAATATTATTTTAATGTCAAGTGGAAACACAAAAAAAAACCCCAGGTAAGTTGGGGTTTGGCAAGTTTAGTTGGCAAGTATTTCTGGGAGTTTGGGGATAATTTATATAAAGGGCTTTTTTACTTTTTTTAACTTGAAATATATTTCGTATTTGCCTTGTACGAGGTTTTTCGGATTATCTAATATAATCCCCTGGCTTTTTATTTACCTTTCAGTGTCGAGTATTCTATGCCTTGTGCTTTTAAGATTCGCTTTGTTCCATAAGATAATTTGCCGATTTGTTTTAGATCCATGTCAATAAAGAATTGAACTGATTTTACTATTTCAGCCTGGAGATCTTCCAGTTTCTTGATCTTTATTTCATAGTCAATAATAGACTGTTGATCTTCTGGGTGGTTATGATGTTTCCAGATTTTCACCTGGCCTTTTAGATGATCGATTTGTTCTGAAACTTTCATTTTGTCCTCCTGGGGATCCCCGTTAAGAGATCCCCGTTTTTTGTTTGGATTAGATTTCATAAATATTTTGATTTCTTTTTACTTCATGTTTTAATGTTTCAATGATTTTTTGAAAAGGTTTATACCATTCATCTGCGATGAATTTGTTCCCGTCATTAGTGAAAATATTATAATCTAAAGATTCAAGTTCTATTAAAAGATCTTTTTCTTTATGAATAGGTTTTGCTTTTTCTGAATCCAGGGATTCGTCAAAGAAACCAGGTTCTTCCCTATATTGTAGAGCATAGGCCGTTTTATTTGCTACCCATAAATACCAGGCCAGTCTTCCTAAATAATCCCGTTTGAAATTATCCAGTTCTTCTGTGTTTGTTGGTTTTCTAAATGCTCTTAATTGATAGTGACTAAAATCTTTGGAATAGTCAAGAGCCCGATGTACTACTGGGCTTTCTTGCATTGACTTAATGATTACTTCAATTTCTTTTTTTTCTTTTGCGATTACTGACATTTTAAATTCTCCTTTTTTGTTTGGCTGTTTGGATTCTTTATTATTAATAATAAAGTTAATATATACTAATGCTTGTGATCCATTTGTCAAGCATTTTTTTACTTTTTTTTCAATTAATTTTTAGGCAAGATTACCAGACTGATCCATTAGATCTATTGTTTTTCTTTTGCATAATTCGTTCTTTGATTCGTTGATCAGCCGATTCTTTATCCATCTTTTTATCTATTGGCCGAACTTGTGATGTTGATTCCCAGGTTTGGATCTTATTGGCTCTTGTCAACATATAAAAAGCACCAGAAAAACCATCAACTTGATCATCATGTCCAGAATCTGATCCATCAAAATTTTCCAGTTCCGTTAAAAAATCATCATTCCACTTCCCTTTTACTATTTTAACATTACCCGCTTCACTTTGAGCAGAAACTGGCATGGCTCTCGTTACCTTATCTCCAGTTACCTGGTACGCCTTAAAGTGATATCCAGACAAGAACTTTATAAGATCTTTAACTTCGGCTTTTCCACTCGCACCTGGTTCTTGCTCCAGTCCACCATAACAAATTTGTGAACTATTATCTTGACTTGCTTTATTTTTAATATTGATCTTGACCTTATGATGAGATTCTCTGAACCTGGCTACATCTAAAACATAGTACATTCCATCGAACCCTTCAGCCATACAGACACCAGCCGTATAATCTGGATCTGTATTCTTTTTACTGGGAACAGTACTTGCTCTATCCCAGTATCTAACCATACGCTTGAATACTTTTGGTGGTGTATTAATAATCTCGAACCACTCGGTTTTGAATACCAGACCTCCAGTCGGTTTGATCTTCCAGTTCCCCTTTTTCAATCGTTCCCGTTCTACCAGTGGCAAGGCGTCGAGATTTGATAAATATTTCGGATCACTGTCCATTAAGATTTTATTATCGAATACATTTGAGTTAATAAAAGTGAATGATAGTGGCATTGATCCAGGATAGGCCTTTTCCAGTTCCTCGGCTGTATTTCCCCACTTTATAGTATCATTGACTACAATAAAATATCTAATTGCTCCCGTTTTTGTCTCATCTGCATATTCCCCGTTTTGATCCAGGTACCACTCAATAAAAGATTCTTTCACCCAGGAATCTGCGTCAGCATTACAAGTTGCCCGAATATAAGGTCGAACTCCACATAGTGATCTATTCCTTGAAAATAAATAGAAAAACTGATCTCTTGAAAAGTGAGTTAACTCATCAAAGCCCAGGAAACAGATCTCTGATCCTTGCCAATTATAAACAGACTTTTCCTTATCTAAATGTGCAAACTTTAATCTCGAATGAGGAAAATCAATCTGCAAAATAGTTTCCCTAAAATTTGGCTTTGGTGAATACTTCGAATATATTTTTAATGCTTGATCCCATAGGCCTTGTGGGTTTCTTATTTGATTTGAGTTTTTTCTGAATATAACAGAATTGTAACCTGGCTGATTAATATAATGGCTGAACTCCATTAACAAAGCCCATGTTTTACCACCACCAGCAGACCCTCCATATATAGCAACATCTACTGGGGAAGATAAAAACATCTCTTGTTTCCCCTCTTGTGGCTGTATAACTACACCGTCAAATTGTTTATTTAGTTCTTTGATTCCCTTTTCACTCATTTAATTATTCCCCTCATATATTGCCAATAATTAAAAACTTTTAGATCATGTTGAAGTTCTAATAATGACGACATGTTTTTCATTAATATTGAATTTAATTCTATACCTCTATTCATTATGGCTCCTATATAAAAAGGGATCCCCGACATTCTGTTTATACCCTTGAAAACAGAAAGTTGACCTTACACAACTACGGATATCGGGGATCCTCTACATATTACCTTTTTTGTCTTACCAGGCCCAAAAAACGACTTCGTACTTGCTCTGTACGGAGTTTTAAATTGGCCATTAATATAAAACCATTAATTAACTGGTTTATTCATCTGGGTCGAATCGTAGTGGATCGTCACCTTTGTCTGGCTGTGTTTCTACTGGTTGATCACTCGTTTTCTTTTTACCCAGGAACTGAACTTGATCTGCAATTATTTTAACCATACTTCGTTTGTTCCCGTCCTTTTCCCATTGCTGAAAATCGAGTTTCCCTTCAACACCTATTTGAGATCCTTTTTCCAGATTTTTAGCACATGATTCGGCTCTTTTCCCGAATACAGTAACAGTAAGCCAGTTTACCTTTGGATCCTTCCCTTGACCTCTATAAACATTGTTCGCTATTCTCATATCAGCGACGGCCGTATTATCAGCGTTTGGTAGATGTTTTACAGTCGGTTTTTCTACCACCCTTCCGACTATGACAACTTTGTTGATATCTGACATGATATCCTCCTTAATTTAAAATATAAACCAGTTTCATTGTGACTGGTTCATTTGTTTTTATATTTATTAATTCCCAGGTAACAGTCCATTTTTCATAGATTGGATTAATTTCCATATTTGTTTACCTCAAAACCTAACAGTCCGAAAAAGATCCACTTTTCTGGTTCTTCCCATTTATTAGTGGTGTGATATAAACTTATTCTCAATAGGTTTATATCCATAAAAGTGATCATGATATCAATATCCCTATCATTAAATTCTATACAAATATTTAGATATCTCCAGGGCCTAGTTATAAAAAAACGCCACTTCCATTGTGAAAAAAACTTCCACCTATTCGGGATCCTTTTTACTCTTTTTGTTTTTGATCTTCTCTTGTACTTTATTTTTGCCATCTTTTTGATTCTCCTTTTTTATTAATCTATTATTATCTGGTACATAAAAAACTGTCTGGCTTATATTACCAGATTCTTCTACTTTTTCAATAAATAAACCGAGTAATCTATCCCGACTGTCCATAGTCTGCAAAGCCGTTTTGTATTTCCTCTCTTTCATTAGTTTCTCGATCATTGTATTTCGCTGTTTTAAGGCAAGACTTAAATGATCACTAATTTCAACTTTATTTTCAGCCTGGATCAATTTTCTTGCAGAAGTCATATAATATTCAATAGATCTGGGTGATTTGGTTATTTTCATTTTTTTAAGGGTTTCAGCAATATATCGCAAGATTGATTCCCTCGTAGTGATCCCATTACTCATTAATAAAGCGATACCATTGATAAGATCTTCTTTTTGCAGTTTAGTCATTTTATGACCCATTTTTAATTCCTTTTTTATCTTCCATATCTATAATCATATCTATAAAATCATTACAAAAACCACATTGAAAACAAGTCCCGTAACAAGGCATATGTTTATATAATTTATATTTTTTTATAATCTTCATTTTTCTAACTTTCTTTTTTATATTCATTATACTATCCTATTTGTTCTCCTTTATGATGTTTTCAATTCTTTCCATCAACTGTTCATTATACAAGCAATTAGTTGAACATTCCTTATAAGCATTATACATCTGTTCAATTATCTGTTCAAGTTCAACATAATATGGTTTCATTGGTGCATCATCTAATGTTCTAATATCATATAATTCTCCGTAACTTTTTCTTCTTTTTTTTAATTCCTTTTTAATATCCATTATTCACCCCAGGTTAAATGATAATATCCGTTTTTTAATACCCGTCCTTTGAACATAGAATCCATAGTCTTATAGATATTAAGATCAGGGTTATATTTCTGCAATTTATCCAGGTAAGATCTGGCCGTTATTTTAGGGTTTGAGATACTGGGTAACTTTGTCCCTCCAGGAAGAAACATGTGCGAGTGAAAGTGTAAAGCCCTTTTCATGTGAGCCGGCGCCAATACTTTCAGTCCATGCACTCGTCTTAAATTCCTATGAGTTTCGGTAGTATCAAAATTCGGGAAGTCTAATAGATGATCAACATATTCTGACGCTGAATAAGACTTTCTAAAAGTCGATAGCATAGTAAAAGTTGACATACTTACTCGGATCTTCCTCTTTTTTATCTCTGCATAAGTCAATAGTTCATAAATTCGTTCAAAATCTTCTGGTGTAGTTCCTGGATAGTTGTATAATAAGAATAAGGTTATATCCTGGCCCATAAGATTCATTCTGTAAATTACATCTAAAATCTCATCGTCTGAAATATGCTTTACTGGTGGTAAGATCTTTTTTCTTAATTCCTCCGTAGGCAACTCGATTCCAAACCTCAAAACTGGTTCTTTAGTCTGGTTAACTCCCTTTTTATAATATTTAACAAAAGATTTCAAGGGAATACTGGAAGACAAGTATCTATTATGCTTTAATTTATTATATTTTTCAAAGTGTCGGTATATAAAGTAACCCTCATTAGATAATAGGCGTACAAACTGGCCTTTATATTTAATATCAAATCTAAACACCTTATCAAAAAAAACCTCTCCTGGCATACTGTCAAATTTAGAAATATGAGATACATTACAATATTCACACTTAAAAGGGCAACCAGATTCGATCATAAAATACCATGATTTTTTCCCAGTTCTTACAATAGGTATCTTTTCCCAGGGTATAGCATTATTATATTTGATCTTTTTAGTTCCCTTTTTTTCCAATACACAATTATCATCAAACTCGAACGCTTGACCAAAATAAACATAATCTGCATATTCCAGAATATAATGGTATAGATCAGTTACACCTATTCCCCCGACTATGATCTTATTATTTGGATATTTTTTTCTTGCTTTTCTTAAATAAACAAGACTTTGAGAATCAAAAACTGTCAATCCCAGGATATCAGTTTTTTTGACATCGCTTGATATCTCGAATTGTTTAGGATTGACATTGGCCAGGAATAAGGCTGGAATATAACTATATTCGTTGATCAACTCTGGAACGAATTTAATTTTTTGCATAAAATCCTCTCATAAATTCGATTAAAACTTCCTCTTTTACTCTGTCTTCCATTAAAGCCTTTTCAAGTCTGGCTATGGTTTTGAACCCTTTCATTTTTGCTCCAATATTTATCTGGTATCTCCCGAGCCTAAAAGTTAACCCTTCTGAAAGTCTATATCCCCGATCTGGAGCCTTCCCGACCATACCATGTTCCATATTAGTTTCGTCAAAATTTGCTGTATCAATATCATCATGAAATTGGTACATATATCTTTCTGGATCAATTTCTGGAAGATCTAACTCTTTTAAAAAGGAAGACGGATCAATCTCTGTATCGTTTAAGAACTCATAAAGCCCTTCATAAGACATTTTTCCATACCTGGCATTAATTAATAAAAGGATCTTTTTAGCGTCCGATTTATCTTTTGCTACTATTTCAATAGTCGGGATATCTCCCTCAACTGTGTAGCCCTCTTTAATCAACTTATTTAATACGAAGATCCTCTGGTGACCATCTATAATATTTTCCTTCCAGGTGAATACTGGGATCCTAAACCCATATTTAAGAATTGAAGATCTCAATTTTTCAAACTCTGCTCTTTTTAATTCTTTAAGATTCCCTTGAAAAAACTTTAACTTTTTCAATGGTAAATAATCAGTTCCTTTGGCTTTAATTGGTATTGTTTTCGGCATGAAGTTCCTCCACTAAACTTTTTATTTGATTAATTTTATGATCTAAAGTATAAATATTTTTAGCCATATTTAATATTTGAGTTGCTACATAAATTTGGATCTCATGAGGGTGCATTTTTTTAAATTTGTCAACCAGTTCCTGGGCTTTTTCTTTTTCAGTCTGGCCAATTTTAGGTATTTTTTTATTAAACATGATCATCTTCCTCCATAAAATATTCTATTAATTGTTTATTCGTTTTATATTCAAATTGATCATTGACCCGTTGCCACTCATGAGCCCATTGGAATTTTGGATATCTGCAGACTATTTGTAACAGTTCCCCCCGATATAAAGATACCCATTTAAAAAAATCTTTTACCCGTTTATTGGTATCTACTAATTTATGATGATTTTCACAGCAAGGAACAGTAGCCCAGTCCTCAACTATTTGTTTCCTGGCATAAATATATGTATGGTGCCACTGAACTAGTTGATTTCCACAGCCAGGATAGGCACAAACTTTCATAAATGGATCTTTTTTAAGGTTCTCTTTTACTTTATTTGGAATTGATCTCATATATCCTCCTTGAATATATGTGTTCTCCACGAACGCAATCATATTATAATACTTCGTATTTCTTTTTCAACAAAAATATATGATCAGAATTTTCTTTTATTTGTTCCTCTGTCATTGATTTTCTATTATATAATTTAGGCCATTTAACAGACAAGCCAATAAAATTATTAATATCAATTAAGTATATAGGCTTATCCTTCCTCGGTTCATAGAACCATACAACTATATAGGCTCCAGAATCAGACATATAGTAACAGTCATACGGACGCTTTATATGAAACATAGTTTTACTTTGCTTGAATATTGGATCATCTGGGATCTTATAATAAAAGGATCCATTACATGATTGACATAGTGCTTGTACCTGGTGAGGAAGAACATTTTTAAAAGCAAAACTTTTCCCATGTTCTATTTTTAATTCGAAAGCGACTGATGGACCCAGTTTATCTTTTAAATATTCCATATTATCTCTAACAAAATGGTTGAATTTTAGTTGCATATCTCGTTCCTTCATTTGTACAACCTCCACTCGGTTTCTAATTTGGTATACCATCTTGACCATTTTTCCACATATTTATGATTTTGACTACGAGGGCCCTTTCTTTTAAAGTCTTGATATCCCATATTATAAATCAATAAAGCATTGTTATATTTTTCTATATCTGTACCAGGTGCGAGATTATTTAAGATATCTCTCATTAAAAAATTCCCTCCCCAGAATTGTAATTTTGCTGAATACTTACTATACCCATTGGAAAAGTGAACTATGTTTTTAATACAGTTATAAACCATATTAAGATTACAAGGTGCTATTTGTTTATAACCATAGGCAAGGATCAGTTTTTTCCCATTAACTCGTTTGTAACTAATCGCTTTTTTATTACACCCCGATTCAATTATAGTTTGAGCCGAAGTTTTAAGCCAGTCCAGACCGAAAAAATCAGCAGACTTTATTTCATGAACAGCCGATTCCTCACAGTCAAAATAGTTCATTAAAAATCTAACCTTTTTTAGATCTCCACGCCTTGAACTTGTTGCACCTATCATAATAAAATAAGACAATATAAAAGTTAAGATTATATAATATATTTTTTTTCGTATTGATTTTTTCATTTTTTAACCTCTTTTAATATTTTTTTACACTCTGGACATATTAAGTTTTTATGATCATATTCTGCGATCATCTTTTTATTATACCTGGCACATTTTCTATTAGAACATCTTACTTTTTCAATTTTATAACTCGTCATCTTCAAAATATTTATCTAACTCCCCGTCCTTATTAAGAGTTGAATCTATTCCTCTGACCCAGATATAAGAACTAAAAAGGGTGAATAATAAAATAATCAAAAGAATCGAAACCATAATATTATCCCCCCCAATATAATAAAAAGGATCAAAAACAAAATATTATTATTCCTGATCCTTTTATCTTGCTGTTCCACTTCTGTCAAGTACTTTGTTTTTAATGTTCCCTTAATTACTTTCAAATAAAAGTCCTTGACCTTCATGATCTCTTTTTTGTTTCAAAACCTTATATGCTGTTTCTTTGTTTTCTTTACTGGTGTTACATTCATCAGTTAAAAGCCACTCTAAATAGTCAATAGGAAGATCATTCCATTTTTTGTGACGGTGTACTCCGAAGTATATAACCCCGTAATCGACTTTTTTAACGGTAAGCATATCCAAAAACCTCCTTGCTTTTTCGATTTCTCCAGTAAAAAGATTCTTTATTCGGATTATACCTGGATATTAGATCTAATTTTCTGACCTTTTCCATATATTCTGAATATATCTGTTTTTCTGTCTTATGGCAAGTTATGTTTTTACATAATACTTTTCGATCAAATTCCAGGGCACAATAAACTCCATTTTTTCTGTCTATACAGTGATCTCGATTATCGTTAGTAGAGTGATCCACTTTTTTCTTTTTAGTATTTTTCAAGTTTACACCTTCCTTGCCAGTGAGGGCAACCTATATGGCTGATTTGTTCTTGTTCTTTTCGTTCCTTTTTTTCCAGGTACTCGTCGATTTCCTCTTTTACTGGAAGTCCTTGTGATTCATTAATTTTTCTTTTAAGATCTTTATATTTTAAAACTCTGGCGTCCTGGATCCATTTGTTTTTATCTTCCAGATTTTTAATCAAAGATAATTTATTCAATGCAATATCCTGGATCTCTTTTGGCTTTATTTTTCCTTGAAGACATAAATCTTGATAAACCTTAATATATCTTTTTATTGTACTCGGCATAAAATCTTTTTCTATACAATAATGTTCAAAGGTTTCGAAGTTCTTTTCCAGGTATAAATTATTTTCTTTTATTTCATAAAAAGCTGACGCTAACATTATGGTACTTTTTCTGATAAGAACTGATTTTTCATCTATGATCCTATCATATAATTCAGCCAGGTCTTGTCTGTCTTTACTTGTCAATTCTTTAGTCATTGGTTGACCTCCCATATTTTTCGATTCTTTTATCTTCACCGTCTATTTCAATGGCTGTAAAGCATTTCAGCCTTGAAACAAAAGGCGTTTTATATATCTCGTTTATATCGTCGAGATCCCCATTACTTATTATAATGGTTGATTTGTAATTATGGATTCGATAGTCGACTATTTCAAATAATGACCCCCGACTTCCTTCGTAAACTTCCAGTCCGAAGTTGTCAATAATCAATAATGAGCAAGTTTTCATTTTGTTATATTGTTTCCATTGGTGAGGGATATCATTTGCCCGAAAATATTTAACCGAGTGTAGATATCTCATAACTTTTTTTGCTATACTGGTTACCTGGCCAGTTTTATGATTACCAGGTCCCCCATAGCATAACAACTGGATCCCGTTTTTTATCCAGTCTAAATTCTCATAATAAGGGATCAACTTTTTATTATAAACTTTGAACTTTGATTCAAGCCAGAATCGATCTACTTTAGATTCCCTATATAAGTGACCGACTTTTTCAATGTGCTTTGATTTTCGTTCTTCTTCCAGGTGCTTTTTCATGCAGTCACATTCATAATCTGGCACCTTGATTCCTTGATCCATTATTTGGCCAATAGACTTATAAGAATAAGTCTGGCCACAAAATTGACATTTTCCTTTTGACATTAGATCCTCCATTTTTGTTTGGTTTTTTATAATACTATATTAAAATCATTTTTCAACTTTACAGTGATCATTCCACCCCCATTTTGTTTTCTGCTTTTTGTCAAGGTTTTTATCGGCCGTTTCTTCTGCATTTAAAATAAAATTACGATTTTTATAAATAATCGACGGTCGCATGTTTGAAATTATAAAATTCCAGGTAGACTTATCTTTTGTGAATTGTTTACCTTTTATTCTTTTATTTTTTTGTTCTAATAGGATCAAAATATTGGTAAAAGTTTCCAGATCCTTAAATTTTTTAATGCAATTTTTTAACTGGCCAATTTCCGTTGGATCAAAGTCATATTTTCGGCCATGTATCATTTTATGATATTCAGTGAATATATTGATATATTTTGTCATCATAGATTTTTCCATTTTTGGTTTAGGAAGATCTTCTGGAACCTGGTATTCTTCTATGAATAGTGTAGGTATTCCCAGAACATTGGCCAATTTATATGCTTTATCCTTCCCATTTATTGATATATAAATTTGAATGATCTTATCATAGTTAGTGAACTGTTTGTTCAGCATAATTTCATTTAATTTATCTTTAGTTTTTTTGTCCATTAAAGAACCCCTCCTGGGGAAGAACCATTTCTGATTCTTCCCCTTTTTATCTGCTATCTTACCATGCTTGATTTTTCAGTCCAGATTCTCACACCTGGAATTTCCTCTATACCAGCCTTGACAAGTTTCCCGATTTTCTTTAAGTCTGGTGTTAAAAATTGACGGGGAAGTTCCATTTCATCTGTTATTTCAAATTTTCTGACTTTGGTAACAGTAAAAGTATTATTTTCTGATTTGACTTTTTTTGTAGTGTCTATTGGTTTGGCTACTGGTAAAGGTTTATTTTCCTGGATCGCTTTTTCGGTTTTCTTTTTAAGTTTTTCTTCCTCTTTTCGTTTAAGGTCTTCCAGGTAGTCATCATATTTAATTAGTTTTCCTCTAATTAATTGATCGGCCTTTTTTATTGGTTCCAGAAAGTTATTGGCCATTGTATTATAGTCTGTCATCATTTGTTTTAATGGTTTTGTATAAAATAATTTTCTGTCATTGACAAGTGACTTAACCTTTTTTAATTCACCAAGAATAGTTACGGCTGTTTCCCTTGTTTCCTGGTTCAAGATTTCCAGTTGTTCGGCCGATTCAATCATACCTGGTAGATTTTTACTAACCTTTTTAATTTCTTGATCTTTTGTAAAATTTTGTTTTTCCATTTAATTCTCCTTTTTTAATTTGGTATTTAATAATATTTTCTTATTTTCCGTTGTCAACTTTAATTGAGGTACATTTAAAGTGACACAGTGCCTTTGTACGCTGTTTTCTCGCTTTGTCATATATATAACCATTGCTTTTCGATTATGCTTATATATAAGCCCTTTTATTGTTTCTAATTCATGATCATCTAAATATAATTTGATTTTCATTTTTTCACCTTAATTATTAACGGCTATAAATAAAGTTTTACAGTGTAAAAAATTGTAAAAGTCTATATTATGATCCGTTGTTATTTTATACATCTTTACTGGTGATCCGTCCCTGGGTACAGATATTATATATCTATTTGAACATTCAATTCCATGTTCTTTTAATAGATTTTTATATGCTGATAATTGTAAGGCATGAGAATAGTGTCTGATTTTAGATGTTTTAATATCTATTAAGTCATAGGTTTTTCTATTCTTAAATAAATAAAGATCATCTATTCTGCCACAATACCCGAATTTTTTTGAGAACATTGTTTTTTCATGACATTTGGCTTTGACTACATTTTCGAGAATAAATTCAAGATATTTTTTGCACATAGGTTCTAAAATATCATCATAAGTTGTATTGATAAGGTATTCATAATGTTCTCGAAGTTCCACCATTTGAACGGCTTGATCATGAAATATTCTACCAATAGTGGCTGTTTCATTCATGATTCGATCCATTTCCTTATTTCCCTTGAATCCCCGTAACTCGTTTAACTCTGGCCTATTAAGGATTGATATAAGACTGGTTACTCGATAATATCGGTCTCCGTCCTTCATTCGATAAGGAAGTTCATCATTGTTGGTTTTCTTGATTTTCTGTTTCATCTTTTTCCTTTTGTTCTTTTTTATCGAGTTCTTCGGCCACTTTTTGTTCTACAAATTTGTCGATCTTTTTCAGTTCTTCCAGGGATAGATCCTTAAATTTGTCTATATTAAATCGTTCTTTTATTTCAAGGGCTGTCAATCCAATAATTTTAGATCCATTTTGAATATGTTCGAAAGTCTTATATTCTTCTGCACCCCAGGTTTTCTCTGGTTCCTGGACGGGTTGACTTTGTTCTTGTGGGGTTACATTGATAGTTGTCATATTATCTGGTAGTTCGTCGGCTGTATAAGGGATTCCTCCAAGATCATCTGGGAAGGCCAGTCGGAATCCTTGTGCCATTGCTACCTTTTTTATCATTGTGACTGGTTTTGATTTCCAGATTTTATTATTCTGATTATATTCTGAAAATAATACTTCATGATAAATAGGTTCTTTAAAATCTTTTCGGTAGATTTCAATACATGCTATGGTTTCGTTACCTTCTTTTTTCGTCCAGACTTTCCACCCCGATAATTTTCCAGACCGTTCGGCCCTTTTTAAATAAACTTCATACCCAGTAATTATAGACATTTGAACCTCACCCTTATAGTCGGTATAAGGGATAGCGTATATTTCCCGTTTGAATGGATTAAGTTGAAAATTTACGGCTGTTTTTTTAAATAGTAATTTATGTTCATTTGTCAACTTTGTACTATTTCCGAAAATATAATCGTCAATAATTTTTTCGGTTACCTGGTTTGGATTCACCTGGATTTTTTGTTCAACTGGTTTGGCCAGTTCTTTTCCTGGTTTCTTTTTAACAACTGGTTTCTTTTTAGTTACTTTTTTCTTTGGTTTTTTTTCTACTTTTTTAACCATTTTTAATGCTCCTTAATTAATTAAATTTAATAAATCTACTTTGAAAAATTTACATAAGCCAATTACATGATTAGTAGTCGGGTTATTTTTTTCCTGGATCCAATTATTAAGACATTGACGAGTTATTCCCAGTGTTTCACATAAAGAAGATCTTATTTGAGAAGTTTTTACTCCAGTGTCAACTGACGCTGAATAGATAAGTTTTTTAATTTGAGATCCATTGATAGATGGATTTGACATTTGGATCACCTCCTTTTGTTTGGTATTTTATACTATATAATAAAACTAATTTGTCAAGCATTTTTTACTCTGCATATTCCAGACAATAATTAGAAAGATTATAAATCGTATTTGGAAATAATTTTTTCAACCTGGGCAATAGATCCCAGTCTTGATGATCTTCTGGATATATTTCTAATATTTCAGCATGTTCAATATAAGTTCTTGAAACTCCCCGATTACCGTCTGCGTCTGCTCCATAATTCGATTCAACATGGAAGTCAATTCTTGCAATTATTATATAATCTCTGTCTGTTGAATCTGCGATTTGAAATTCTTGTTCTTCTGAATAATCCATTTTAGGCTCCTATAAATTTTTTTTTATAAATATTATTTAAGTATTTTTTATGTTTTTCGGTGTCTGATTTCATAAGAAAATCTGAAATATCAACCTTGAAATAATCAGCCATGATTTTAAT